TCTCTTTCGCTTTTAATTCCCTCCAGGCCTGAGCGTCCCTGTATAACTCTATCCAGTCCACGAACCGCATCGTCACTAACCATTCGCACCGGTCTTTCCGATGGAATACCGCCGGAAGAAGCCCCTTAGCGGCGTCTCTGACTGCCTGTGATACCGCATCCAGAAGGTTCAGCTTCTCTACCCGTTTACACTCTATATGGATACCCGGGAGCCCTACCACGTCCGCATCGCCGGAGGTTCCGCAATACTGCTGGCCCCTGCGGCAGTCATAACCGTACTCCCTCAAAAGCCCTGCCAGCTCACGCTCCCCGCGCTTGCCTTTCTCTCTCTGTGATCTTCCCATGCTATTACCTTTCAAAAAAAGGGGCGGCGGTCAAAAGGTACAAACCCGGCCGCCCCGGCCAACACCTCTGGTCATTTAATACCGTGACATATCAAATCCCACCAAAAGGCTGCACTGCTTATCCGATGATTGTAATATGGTCTCTTACATTTGGCTGCATATGGGACACTGCCTGCGCCAGATATGCCTTGATATTTGCTACTGCCTCATTCCTCCAGAGGCCGTTCTGTGCCTCCTGGAGCATAAAGGTAGGCTCTCCCTTGTCCCCTACACGGAATACGAACGCACTGGCAGGCTGTCCCACCTCCTGGAAGGTACGGTACGGGACCAGTGTCACCGGGTTCGGCACCTTCACATCTGCCTTTGCTGCTGCACCTACCGTCATAACAGCCACCTGAGAAATTCCATCATCTGCATAGCTCTGATCGTTCTTTCGTTCCACATTCCCGGCCATCTTCTGGACCAGTTCCAGATCCTCACTGGACTGGAAATTGGCCTGCAGCTCGATCATGAATGCCTCCTGATCGTACCAGTGGCCGAAACGGAACTCATTTACCTCTGCATTTACCTCAAACAGGCACTCTCTTGTACGCTCTGCATCCAGCGCAGTGATCAGACGCACCCGCTTGGGATTTACGATATGGATAATCATATCCGTATCCTTCGGGAACTCCTCATAGCAGGCCCCGATGTAGTCAAGAAGGGCGGTAAGACTGGAAGCCTCCAGTGCCGTCGCCTTGTCTGTGTTGTCATAACGCTTTAAGCTCTTGTTTGCATATGTATGTCCGCAGATCTCAATGACCTCGGTCTTCTCGTTTTCTCTTGCCAGCCCCTCAACGTGCTCTAATGCAGCCTTTAATCCTTCCAACATGGTTTTGTCCTCCTTATTCTTCTATGTTTCTTGCTTCATAACAGTCGCAGCAGTCCTGATACATCGTATAGTCTCCGTACCCTTCCGACTCCTCACAATCACAGATGAAATCCACATCATCATCATGCAGATGATACCTGCAGGTTCCGCAGCATTTCTTTTCTGATGCCATTTCCCTCTCCTTATCTTCCATATGCCTGTCTTAAGTCAATCGGCCCGGCCTGTACCGGCTCTTCAAAAATCTCCCCTGTTTCCGGATCAAACTCCGGTTCCTGCCGGACATCCGTATAAGCTGCCGCAGGTGTCTCCCTTATGGAAGTTACCTGCGGAAGGCCGCTTCCGGGCTCCGACATACTGATCCGCCCAGTCCGCCCATCCTGGCCTACCAGGAATACGGTCTCAGATTTTTTGAATCCTGCCAGCTTGGTGCTGACTGAGAAATCAACTTTCAAGTTTCCCCGACCCGCTGGCTTGAATTTAATGTTTACCGTCATTCCCCTGACGGCTTCCGGGTCCGTGTTGGGGTCCATGATGTTGCGTCCGATCTGGGTCAGGGCCATCTGGAACTTTTCTGCCAGCTCCCCGTTCGCTATCGTATCAAACGTGATCGCCATATGCTGTGCTCACCTCCTTTCCTTATCCAAAGAATGCACTGGCTGCATCCT